AATGTTAATGTATCAGAAGAACCAGCAATTGTCTGTCCTAATTGATAGGCAAAATTAAATCCATCTTGTGCAAATTGCAAATTGTTTGCACCTTTACCAGATAGATATGCTTGGCCAACAACTGTTCCTCCTGTAATTGTGGTCGTTCCTGTTAAATCATATTCTACATTATCAGAATAACTCGTGTATGAAAATGCTGTACTTGGTGTTGCATTAAGTCTTAATTCTATTTGAAAATCAGAATTAGAAATAGCGGATGCTGCAATATCAATTGGAATAATAACTGCATATGGTCTGCCAGATTTAATTCTAATTGTTGCTAAATTATAATACGTTCCGGCTGTAGTTAAATTAACACCACCTAATGATGCTGTTCCAATAGATTGACGTAATCCTTCTGGAGCATATCCTCCTTCAATCATAGCAGTCGAACACACTTGTTGTAATACTGCTGCACCTGATATAGTCCCTGTAGTTTCAATTTCATATCGAATAGGTAAGTTTGCAGTTTGCATGTAAACGGTTGTTAAATCATTTGCATTTAAAAATGTATGAGCTGTAATAAATTTACCGTCAATAACAAACCCAACTCTGACAGCTCCCATACCTAACCATTCATAATCAGTAAATAAAATTGTAGCTTTATCTACATTTAAGGTATAGCCACTTGCACCAGTACCATCAAGTTTGTCACCATTCCAAGAAGATTGAGATATTTCAGTATCGACTGCAGATCCAGTTACATATGTTCGTCTTACAATTTTTAGTGTAGTGCTATCAGCATAAAAGAATATTCCATTGTTTGCATCAAACGTTCCTACTTTTTGTTTAAGATCTGCTTCTGGAGTATTCATCACAAATGTATTTAATATTAATAATGATTTACCCGGTTGATAACTCATCACTCTTTTTGATTGTCGAATAACTTTATCACCACTAGCTGTGGTTACATTTAAATTAACTGTAGATTTATTGGCTGTGTAAGTAACAGTTCCTGATCCTGTTAAGTCTTCATCAAAGAGATTGTTCTTTGACATAACATTTTTAGAATCAAATATAGTAAGGGGATTAGAAACTCTTAATCTTCCAAATGCATCATAGGCAGTAGATCCATCTCCACCACCAATTACAGTTGGTTCAACGTTTACATTATTACATGCAGACATTAGTACCTCGCGTTATACCAAGTAAATCTTTCTAATTCTTTTCTTAAATCATCTTGAAATGAAAAATTAAGTTGGTCTTTTAATGTAGATAAAGATTCTAAAATCTGTCTTTGATTTTCGACATCATATTCTTGTTTTGGTTCTGGTATGTATGAAGTTATTTTAGCCATTATCCTATTAAACTATAAGCCTCTGTTGGTAAAGAAAGAGGCGTTCCTTTTTTCTGATTTTGTTCAATATCTTCCTGCATTAATTTTTGCATGTTTGGAGTAACAATTCCTGTAGCATTATAAATATTAAATTGTTGTTTTAATGCTCTGTCTTTTATAGATCCTGGATTAAATGCCATGGCATCTTCAAATCCAGTAAAATCATAATCTTCTGGAGCAGCGCTTGGAACATTAAACCTATCTTCTAAACCCATGTAATCATTTAAATTAATACCTGGTTTTGGTTGAGGTGTAATTAAATTAGGATTCATGATTCCCATTCTATTAAATTTATCTCTTATATCTATTGTATCTACTACGTCTTCATCTTGAAATAAACCAAACTCTCCTTTAGCATAATCTGCTAACGTACCATAATCTTTTAATGCTCCTAATTTGTTTATACCTCTATAAGCTAAACCTGCTACAGGATTAATTAAACTCATTAGTCCTCCTAATATACCTTTTCCTAGTCCACCCATTTGACTAAATCTAGATTGAAATTGATCTGGAGCATAAGATTGTACTGCTCTATAACCTCCGCCTAATATATTATCTAAAAAAGAACCTGTATATTTTCTTGATGGTCCAAATACAGTTGAACCAAAATAATCCATTTTTTCTCTTGGATCAGATAATGTTCCTACTGCGCTTGTAGTTACTCCAACATCTTTATCTCTATCTTGTACAGAATCTCTTCGGCCGTATCCACCTCTTTCACCACCTTGATATCCGCCACTAAGACCGGTATTTGCTGCTCGAGTATCACCTTTAACTCCACCCATATCAGCACCGCCTCCAAAATTTTGTCTATATAAAATTCTTTTATCTATCATTAACGTCTACCATCCGGTTTTACATCTACTCTTAATGTTCCATAACGCCAAGTTTCACCTACAGCGTCATTAGCTATTTTAATTGAAAGCAATCGACCTCTTGCTCTAGTGTCCACCTTATCAGTAGATGATGTAATTGTAAAGGGGCCAAGAGGTGAGCTTGATGCTGTGTTACTTGGATAATCATTTAATAGTAATGTAATTTTTGAATTACCAGTCAATACTTGAAAGTCTGGTATAAAACGTTTCATAGACATAATAAATTCACCATCACCTCTAAAATCAGCTATACCAGTAGATTGGCCTGTAATACCTCTTCTTGCTGCAATATCAAAATCACCTGATTGTATAAAGGCATTAATAGAAGTAGTACCTGATGAATTTACTTGATCAGTTCCTGTTTCATGTTGGTAATATATAGATGCTCCATATAAATTTGTAACACCTTGAATACCAAAATTAGGTGTAGCTGTTTTATCATATTGTGTTGCATAAGGCACATCAAACACACCTGTGTCTGCATATGAGGATCTTGCTAATGATCCAGTTGTCCAACAGTTTTCTCCATAGTTATAAGTAACACATCTATCAATTTGTTCTGATCCAGCTTTTGGATAAAACCAAGTTACTTCATTATACAAAGTATTATGTTCACCATAAATAATTTGTGATGCATTGTAATTAATACCTAGATTATCTCCTGTAGTTGTAAATACAAAATCTTCTACTAAACATGGTAATGCTTTAACTGTTCCATCAAATGCAAAAAATCCACCTTCACCCGACATCCAAAATATCATACCATTAGAATAACTAACTGCATTTTGTCCAATGCATCCACAGTTTGTTCCAACTTGTCTAACACTAAATGTAAATGGTGGACCTACAAATTGAATTACATATGCTGCACTATCTGTCAATACAAATACATAATCTTTACCTTGAACAGCGGCTACAATTTTATTTCCTGTATCCAATCTAAATGTACCTGCAGTGTTTGTTGCAGTTGGTTGGTAGGTTGAATAATCTTCTTGGTTTGAAAATCTTATAAACATCGGATCTTGTGTTGATGAATCTCCAATAGTTGTTTCGGTTCCAAAGTGAAATAAATGTCTATCTCTATCAGAGACTAAAGTTAATCTTGTTTTAGTTGGTGCACCTGACATAAGAGTTGCTCTATTTGATCTTGGGTTAGATGCCCCTGCATCCCAAGTAAATGTTTTACCATTATGAATGGTTGCAATTAATATTTGACCAAAGTTGTCAAGACTCCAGAGGCCTGGATCCAGAATCACGTCACTAGTTGTACGCTCCGTGCCCCAGGTAGAATCTCCCCATAAATATGTACCCCATCCATAACCCGCTGTTTGAAATGTTGGACCAACAGTTACATAAGGATCTATTTGTGCTGAACCTGTTCCTGAAGTTGTAGCTGCAGAATTAGATGGCATTGTAATGTCAAATGCATTTGCAGTTACATTATGTATTTCAAATGTATTTTCTGTAAAATCTGTTGTTGCATAACCTGATCCCGTTGGAACAGTGACTGATGAAAATGTTACATATCGTCCAGCACTCAATCCATGAGAAGTTTTATTTACAGTAACTGTTGGAGAACCAGTTGTAGCATCAAAATCAGCTCCAGTAATTCCGGTATCTAAAGGTGTAATGTCATAAAACTTATCACCATAATATAAAAACAAACCTTGTGATGTACCGATTGCTGCATACTTTTCACCTGCTAAAGATGTCCATGTATGTTGAGCTCTTGCTGCACCGGGAAGAGTTTCATTATCTAAAGTTAGTTGTTCCCAACCCCCTATTTTTTCTGGTAGTCCGTATCTAAATCTAACAAAATCACCATCAGTCCATTGAGACTCAGCTCCTGATTGTGTTATTTGTTTATTGAAACCGGGTTTAAACTGTAGTTTTTGAAGCATAGCACCTCATTATATATGCTTTTTATTATTTTGGTAGTATTATATTCCAATCTAACTTAGATATCAAATCTTCTAAATGGACTTTTTGAAGTCTTTTTTCTTTTATATAATTAACTAATTCTTCCATATCAATAATAATCCAATGATCAATAGCCTCAAATACCATTTTATCAGCTTTAGAATTAATTTTTCCTTTTTTACCTAATTCGCCACCAGACATTTTAAACATGTCTCTTACATCAAATTTATAAAAAGCATTTTTTCCTTTTATAATACCAGCTATATTCCATGAAGATGCTTCTTCTGGATATTCAATATTTTCTAAATACTTAGAAAATCTATTAACTATATTCATTAAACTAAACTATACCAACCAGTAACAATGTATTTTTCATGTTCATTTGATATTTGACCTTTATGAGTATGTGTCCAATCAGGAGGCCATATTAATGTTAAACCTTTTTTAGCAGGCGTAGTTATTTTTTGATATAAAAATTCAGTTCCTCCATCTGGTACGTTATTTAAATAAGTCATAAAAACAAAAGACCTTCTTAAACAAGATTCATTATTTCTTTCAAAATGCCAAGGTTTAAAACCACCTTTTGGTTTATAATATTGAATATTTACTTTTTCTACTATACGAAATTTAGGTAAATAATTTACCATAGAATATGTTTTAGTATAATCTTCTAAACATTTTTGTAGAGCTAATTCATATTCATAAAAAGGACTAATACCTGTATGAGGATAAAAACTATAATCGGTTGAATCTTTTACTTCTTTGTTTGTGACCAACTCATTTGTTGAAAGTTTATAAGTTACACCTTGGTCTTTAACTGTTGAAGGTAAATTTTTATATGTATTAATTAAATCATCACATATTTGTGGATTAATAAACCAACCTTTAATAAAAGAATTTTTTGGTAATTTATATTTATCCATAATTAAGTTTTCTACATTATTCATACTTTTTTATTTTATCTCTGTTGTGAATATAAAATTCTAATATGTGATCAAAATTTAAATTCCAAGATATTATAGTTTTTATTTTTTTTGATTTTGATTTAGGTGATCTATGTATAAAATGACATGGAAAAAATATTAAATCACCTTCTTTTACATCAATAGTAAAAGCTTTTTCTAAATTATCACAATATAAAAATTCTGTTGTAGGAGCATTTTTAGGTAGTTCTAGGTAATAAGCTCCTGTATAATTACCCCAATGCGTGTGCCAACCATGGGTTTGTTGATAACCATATTGTTGATACCATAATTTAGTTAATGTTATTTTTTGATAACCTAAAGCATTTGCAAAATCATTAAATTGATCTAAAAATTTATTTTGATATTTTTTAACCCATTCTCTGTTAGGGTCATTTGCTAGAGGCCAATCTGTTTTTAATAAATTATCATTAAAATATTGATTTTTATTTATCCATTTTTTATCATTAGATTTTTTAATTAATTTTAATAAATCTTTTTTAATTTCATCGTGATGTTTAAATTTGTCTTTTAATATAACACTGTTAAAAGTATATTTTTTCATTTTTGTATTTTTTAATTAATTTATCACTTAACATTTTTTTAATATTATATTTTACACATGTTATTTTATTTGTTTTTATTGTATGAAAATTTTTATTGTCTAAAACTTTATCATTATATTCAACATTATTTACTTTAAATTGTTTTAATTTTTTAGGAACTTGTATTGGCGTTTTTATAAATTTACCTAATTCTTTTAAAAACTTATCTGTGTTATTTACTAAATCTTTATAATGAAATACTTTATAATCTAAATCTTCTTTTATTATATTTTCAATTCCCCATAAC